AACTTGGGGAATGAGTTTTACAAAGACAATTATTCAACAAAGAGCGATTAACCTATTTACCTCGGGTGCGACTAAATTTTTGTTGTATGGTGGTTCAAGATCTGGAAAGTCATTTATAATTATCTTTGCTATAATTGTCATTGCTTGTAAGTTCCCGGGTTCCCGACATTTGATTTGCCGTTTCCGATTTAATCACGTAAAGAATAGCATTTGGCTTGATACCTTGAAGAAGGTTCTAAAAACATGCTTTCCTCTTATAAAACCACATTGGAATAATCAGGATTATTACATCACTTTACCGAACGGTTCTGAAATATGGATTGGTGGCCTTGATGACAAAGACAGATCTGAAAAGATTCTTGGTATGGAGTTCTTGACCATCTTTGTAAATGAAGCAAGTCAAATTAGTTATGAGAGTTACACAACCCTACTGACCAGATTAGCGCAAAAGATTGAGGGCGCGAGAAACTTTCTTTTTATTGATGAAAACCCGCCTTCTAAAAAACATTGGACTTATAAAGTATTTGTTCAGAATGTAGAACCTGAAAACAATGTTAGTTTATCCCATGTTGATCAATACGGCGCATTAAAGATGAACCCGGCGGATAACTTGGAGAATATCTCTGAAGAATACATGAATCTTTTAGATTCATTACCGGAGCGAAAAAAGAAACGATTCCTGCGAGGTGAATTTGGCGATGACAATGAGGGCGCATTATGGAGCGATGAAATCATTGCTTTAGGCAGGGTTTACGATGTGCCTACGTTAAAAAGAATTGTAATTGCATTAGATCCGGCAGTAACTTCAAAAGATACCTCCGATGAATTTGGTATAATCGTGGCAGGGGAAGGGTTGAATGGTCATTTGTACGTATTGGAAGACGCGACTGATTCCTACACGCCGAGCGAATGGCCTATCAAGGTCAAAGAACTATTTAGCAAATGGAAAGCTGACAGGGTAATTGCGGAAGTAAACAACGGCGGGGACTTAGTGGAAACAGTTTTACGGATGGCTTGCCCGAATATCCCTTATTCAAGCGTACACGCTACCCGCGATAAATTAACAAGGGCAGAACCTGTCGCGGCCTTATACGAACTTGGTAAAGCTCACCATGTTGGGCAATTGGCAGACTTGGAACTTGAGATGACATCTTGGGAAGCAAAGAAGGGCGAGAAGTCTCCAAATAGAATAGATGCCTTAGTCTGGGCCGCCTTTGAGTTGAACCTAACAGAATCATTTGTATTTACGATTAAATAATTATATTTGCAATAATGAAAAAAGTATAAATATGTTTGAAGGACTTAAACGGCTATTTCGCAAAGCTGAACCCGAAAGTAAAAACCTGCTTAATGAGATGGTTTTTCAATACCTTAACAATTCAGACATCGTTTGGTATAATAACCAACAATCGCAAATATTTGTCAATCAAGGATACAGACAGAACGCGACTGTCTATTCAATAATCCGAAAACTTGGCGATAAAAAGAAGATAGCACCTCCTTTGGTGTATACGGAAAAAAACCGTAACGCTAAATTCAAATACAAAGAGTATAAGTATTCAGGCGATCCGCAAAAGCATAGTCAATCAATTACGATGCGGTCAAAGGCTTTAGAATTTGCAGATCAGTCCGATTTGGCAAAATTGTTATCTAACCCTAACCTTAATCAAACGTGGACTGAATTTGCTGAATCTGTTGCTGGTTTTTACGATACTTGCGGCGAGGTGTTTATTTACGGAGTAGGTCCGGGAGAAGATTCTAAGAATTACGGCAAATACACCGAACTCTACGCAATGCCTTCGCACTTGGTTACTTTAGTGACCGGGGATATTTACCAACCGGTGAAAGGTTATAAAATATTATTAGGCAATCAAACGATTGAGATTCCGTACAAAGATGTGTTGCACATGAAAATGTGGAATCCGTTTTGGGATTTAAACGGCAATCAGCTTAGAGGTCAATCACCATTAATGGCTGGATTGCGTTACCTAAAAAGAAATGACACGGGCATTTACGCTTCGGTTAAATTACTTGAAAACAGAGGAGCGGAAACAATCGTATCTCCAAATCACCCCGATAGCAAGTATTGGTTAAACCCATCTCAGGTAACTGCGACAGAGGATGCAATTGCAAGCAAGGTTAACGGATCATCTAATCGCGGTAAGACAGTTGTGTCAGCTATGCCGTTACAAGCAACTCAATTAGGTTTAAGTCCACAAGCTTTGCAGATCATTGAATCAATGAGCGACGATGTTACTACCTTATGCGGATTATGGGGATTAGATCCAATTTTATTAGGTCGCGGTACTGGCACGTATTCCAATCAGGAAATGGCGAGAAAAGCTTTGGTTGTTGACATTGTCATCCCATATCTAAATAACTTAGAGCAAAATTTAATGAATTGGCTATGCCCTGCCTATGATAAAGCAGACGGCGTAAAATACGTGATTGACTTTGATACCACAGTATTTGCAGAATTGCAACCCGATTTAAAGCTGATGAAGGAAATATACGGAATGCCTTCCATTACAGAAGATGAACGTAGGCCGTTGTTTAACTTTGATGAATTAGGTGGAGAACTTGGAGCGGCTATTTTGGTCGATCAGGGGAAAATCACTTTGCAGGATGTAATTATGCCAAATGACGATGCAGCACTTAAAGACGCTTTCGGAGATTACAACTGAGGCAGAACAGCGATACCCATATCCAGATAAATGTTGCCGATTGGTAAAAATGTCAATAGACGAAAAAAGAAAGTTATACATTGATCGTATAAATGAATCTCAATCAAATAATAATTCAGCAAAAGCGAGATGATAAGCGATATCGGAAATATGCTGAGCGGCAGTTTTATCGGGCGTTACGTGAACAAGTTATGCCGGTAATTGAGAACCCATCTGCAACAGTTCAAGTCCAGCCGATGTTTGATGCGTATAATCGGGTGTATCAATACATTGGGATTGATTCCTCAAAAAAAGAATATTTGCGGATTAAAAAACAAGAAGGTCAAAAAGATAGCGTAATTGATTTGTTGCTTAATACTTGGTCGGAATGGATGCGGGGTTATGTGATTCAGAACTTAGGCAAGATGATACAAAGGGTTTCCGAAAATACTCAAGATGCAATAAACCGCGCCTTGCAAGATAGCTTGGAACGTGGCGAAACAAGAAGCCAAACAATTAAGCGGATATACGAATACACTTTGGGAGAGATAGGCCGTACAAGGGCGCGAATGATAGCCAGAACGGAAACAACCAGAGCAACCAATGTGGGCAAGCGTAGATCAGCCGACGATTGGAGCATGTTTAATCAAGGGGTGCAGATGTATAAGAAATGGATTCACGTACCTACGCCAGATTTTCGGGAGTTTCACTTAGAGTTAGCAAACGCAAAACCAATCCCGCAAGATCAAGCTTGGCAAGTGCGGAACCCAAAGGGCGGCGAGCCAAATGCAATGATGATGCCGGGCGATGCTTCAGCTCCGGGGAATCAGACAATAAACTGTAATTGCACGACAATATACATGAGTGAAAGGTTTGCTCAGAGGAATTTTGGAATATAAAATGAAAATAACTATAATTCATCCATCTCGCGCCCGGGCAGAAATAGCTAATAAAGTAAGAAATACATGGCTTAATAAAGCCGATGGAGTTATTGAGTATATTTTTAGCTTGGATAATGACGATATCCAAGGAACTTTGTATGAAGGTAACTGCATTTACAATGACAATCGTTCTGCAATAGATGCGGTCAACAAAGGCGCTGAAGTTGCAAGCGGGGATTTATTTGTTGTTGTTTCCGATGACTTTGACTGTCCTGATCATTGGGATAGTTTGTTGTTATGGGGATTGCAGGGCAAATCAGACTATTGCGTAAAAACACAAGACGGATTGCAACCGACTTTAATAACTCTGCCGATTATGGATCGGGTGTATTATGACCGGTTTGGGTATATTTACCATCCAGATTACAGGCACATGTTTTGTGATCAGGAAATGACTGCCGTGGCTCACATGCTTGGCAGGGCAATTACTTTGCCTTTGATGTTTCCGCATAATCATTACAGTACTGGGAACTTTATTACTGATGAAATAACCAGGCGCAATAATTCAACATGGGGTCAAGGTGAGAATCTTTTTAACGAAAGATTAAAATTTAACTTTGGTATTGAGAATCCAATTATTAAGTATTCAGATATAAAATGGCATTAACCCTCTCTATCCTAATCGCAACCCTACCCCATCGACTTAATCAATTAGATAATCTAATGATTGACGTAAATAAGCAATGCAATCCCTACATAGATCAAATTGAAATATTAATAGATCCAAGAGTTGACATAAATATAGGTCAAAAGCGGAACAGTTTATTGCAGAAAGCTAAGGGAAATTACATTGTATTTATAGATGACGATGACCATATTTTCCCAAATTACATTAGTTTAATTTTGCAGGCTTGTTCTATGGATAGTGACTGCATTGGAATTTCTGGAATTATAACAACCAATGGTCATAATGAAAGGCAATGGCATATTTCAAAGGAATACATGGAATGGCATCAATCAGGGGTAATATATTACAGAACGCCAAATCATATTTCACCAGTCAAAAGGGAATTAGCATTACAAGCTGGATTCCCTGAAATTGCATTTGGTGAAGATCATGAATACTCTAAAAGGTTACTTCCTTTGTTAAACACAGAAACAATTATTAAAGAAAATTTATATCACTACGATTTTTATGAGCAAAAGAGCGATTGTTAGTTTTGCAAATTCAAAAGCTAATTATGCCACAAGTTTGGCACGTTTATCAGATAGCCTAAGAAATAATTTTGATGGGGATTTTATTTCCTACATCAATGAGAAATCATTAAACATACCTTCGCACGATGAAAGCAATTATGGTTTTAAGATTGCGGCAATGGATAAATGTATTGAGATGGGTTATCGTTACATTATCTGGTTGGATGCTTCCTGCTTTGCGATTGCAAATGTAGAGCCGCTATTTGAATTTATAGAACAAGATGGAATATTAATGCAGGATAGCGGCCACAAGCTTGGGGCGTGGACTAATGACAGAACCTTAGATTATTTTGGTATTACTAGAGATGAAGCAATGGAAATGCCGATGTTTGGTAATGCCGGATTATTGGGCATTGATTATGGCAGTAAGGTTGGTTACGAATTTTATAAAAGATATTCACAAAGTCAGTACGATGGAATGTTTAATGGTCAATGGACAAATGATGCATTTACTGAAAGCAATGATAAGCGTTGTAAAGGTCATCGCCACGATAACAGTTGCGGTTCTGCTATTGCCAATATAATGTGCATCACAGATCTCTATAAATCAGGAAATGAAGTATTGCAATATGCCGGGATGTACGACAAAGTATTAAACGATACGATAATAATTAAAGCGCAGGGTATATGAACTCACAAAATAACGAAGCGGAGATAATAGTCAACTATTTTAAGGGTAAAAAAGGAACTGTTCTTGATATTGGTGCAAACGATGGCCAAACTTTTAGCAACAGTTACGATCTGATTCAATCCGGCTGGTCAGGAGTATTGATTGAGCCAGGATCTGTATTTGCCGAGCTTCAAGAATTGCACAAAGATAATAAGGCCGTTAATTGCTATCAATTAGCGATTGCAGAAAAAGAACAGATGCTAACTTTTTATGAATCCGGAGCGCATGTAAAAAATGGAACGGATACCGGGTTAGTTAGTACACTAAACCATGATGAAACATTACGATGGCGCAATACCGGCGTAGAGTTTACTCAACGTCAAGTACAAGCCGTTCCGTTTAGTTGGGTTCTGAAATGGCATAAGAAATTTGATTTTATTACAATTGATGCGGAGGGCTTTGATCTTGCAATACTTAAGCAGATTGATTTGGCCAAGGTAAAATGTCAATGCTTGTGTATTGAATGGAATGGGGATCAGGCTTTAGATCAGGCTTATAAAGTGTACTGTAATTATTACGGACTTAGGGAAATTAGCAGAAACAGAGAAAACATAATCTTTGCAAAATGAAAATCGGAATTGGAATAACCACTTACGGCAACCGGATAACTCCGGCTATAAAAATGATCCGCAAACATTCTGCCGGTGCAAAGATTGTAACTGTAAATCAAAAAGGAATTGCCAGGGCAAAGAATATGTGTTTGGCTTTGCTTGATGATTGCGAGCATATATTTTTGTTTGATGATGATACTTACCCCAAAGTAGACAATTGGTATGTGCCTTATGTTTGGTCAGGTGTTAATCATTTAAGCTATACATTTAATCGCAAGGTATTAAATCAAGAAAACGGACTTACCGAATACGAATTACCTTCGGGATGTATGCTTTACATAAATCAAAAATGCTTAGATGTTGTTGGTGGGTTTGATACCGACTTTGAAGAATATTCTTATGAGCATGTCAATTACTCCCAAAGAGTTTTTAATGCTGGTTTAACGCCTGCACGTTATTTGGATGTTACCTTAAGCAAAGATTATATTTATTCAATGGATGAACATGACCAGATAACAAGTTCAGTTCTGCCGTATGACAGAGCTATGGGAATTGAAGCTAATCGAAACTTATTTATGAAAAACAGAGATAGTAAGGAATGGAAGCCATACAAATAAGATTCATTCAACCCTTTAGCCAAAACAAAAACATTGGCCAAGAATACAACCAATGCATCAGCGAACTGCCCGACAATTGCTATATCTGCTTAAGAGATCAGGACACTTTGCCTTTGCGTTCTGATTGGGGCGCACAAATCTATGAAGTAATTAAAGCTAATCCAGACTTTCAAATTATCGGATGCTTGACTAACCGATTGCGCGCTCCGTATCAATTAGCAGCTGGGCAGTTTAGTAATGATCCTGACATTTCGAATCACATTGAGATAGTTAATGAACTATGGGATACTCACCAAACTTTAGTTACCGATGTTCCAGGAGTAGCCGGCATGTGCATGATATTTCATAAATCCGTTTGGCAGCAAATTAAGTTTGAGGAAAACTCAATATTCTTTGATAAGGAATTTTGCGATAAGGCCAGAAAGCTAAAAATGAATATTGGAGTAGCCAGAGGGGTGTATTTGTTTCACTTATATCGTTGGGGTCAAAAGGATCCGTTTAATTATAAGGAGCATTTATTATAAATACTTTGTCACATTAATAGATACCCCATTTACATAAATATAGGCAGTTTGGTGATCTTTATTATACCAAAATTCCTTAAGTGACTGATAATGTCCGTAAATAGTACCAACAAGATTTTTATCTGATTTATCTTTGCACTCATTCACATTAGACATTATCTCATCTTTGTATTGCTTGAATTCTGTAATGTAAGAATTAATTTGCTGGTCGGTCAAGATTTGTAAGCTTTAGGATAAGTATAATCAATTCTAACAATACTAAGATCGGTAAAATCGTATTTATCAAAATGTATTTGCACAGAAATATCCCTGCACCAAGTAGGGTGCTTATCTAATCGGTTTATTGTATCTTTTATAATCATATTCATAAAATTAGTATCATTTAGCATTCCATTAGAAACCTTAAAATAAACTGCCTTGGGTCCACGTTTATAAAAGCTTTTTATTTTGCTAATTACTTTTTGTCTGTTTTTTTCCATGTTATTTCATTTTGACTGTATCCGAATCACAATTTAATTATAGAATGTTCTGTATGCGTATAAACTTCATAAATATTATTATATGATTTTGTTATAAGTTCCCAATAATCTTTAATATCTGTTTTAGAGATAAGATAATTTGATTTATCTATTCTGCCAAAAAGTGTATCATTTTGAATTTGATTCCAAACAGTATTATTAATTAAATTTTTCATGTCTGAATTAATGTAAGCAACAATATCAGAAAATGGCACATCAAACCATTCTCCATTACATCTATAATCTTTAAATTTTTGATGTAAATTTAGTTCTATCTGACTATATAAGGATGTGCATATAAAACCTAATAATATAACACCATTAGGACAATTTTTTGAAATTGAATTTACCCTATCTTTTAAATTTATAGTTTTGCCTATTTTGATAAAAGAACTGTAATGTGATTTTACAAAATAAACACAAGGTTTGTGTGTACCAATTATTATTTTTTTATTAATTATTTTACCTTTACCCATTTTATTGTTTCTTGATTATAACCAAACAAAGCAAAAAACTTGCGCATCGTTTTAGGTTTGCAATTACCATTTTTTATATCCCTTAAAGTTCTGCTATAAGTTGACTGAGGAATAATTCCAATGTAAGGTTTTACAAGGGTGCTTAATTCTTCTATTACTTCTTCTGTGGTCATACATTTATTTAGATATGTAAATTTATGAATTTTTATTCATTACAATGCAATAAGTTTAATATTTAATTTTACAATCATGTTAGTGAAATCAATATCGGCAGGATTTAAGGATTTAGACGTAAAGTCTGGGATTGTTACCGGATACTTTGCAAATTTTGGCAGTATTGATTCCGATGGAGATAGAATTGTCAAAGGTGCTTTTGCCAAAACAATCCGAGAAAATGGTCCACAAGGCACTCAATTAATTAAACATTTATTAGATCACAACAAAAATATTGCAGTTGGTAAGTTGCAGCAGTTATCTGAGGATGAAGTAGGCTTATACTACGAAAGCAAGGCAGGAAGGCATACCAACGGCAGGGACTTTTTGCTAATGGCTGAAGATGGAATAATCAATCAGCACTCATTCGGTTTCCGAATAATTAAGGAAGCTAAGAAATCAGATGCAAATGAAATTAGCGAGGTTGCAATGTATGAAGGCAGTTCAATTCAGTTTTTGGGTGCTAATCGTAACACCCCGGTAACGGGTGTAAAATCTGAAAGCGATATCATTGAAGAATTAGGACTGCTTGAAAGAGCAATGAAAAATGGAAAGTATTCCGATACAGCATTTGTGCAAATCGAATTAAAAATAAAATCACTTTACGCAATATTAAAGCCGGGAAACACTTTAATAGCCAAGAAGCCGATCAATCAAACTGAAATTATTAATCATATTAAAAAATCATTCCAATATGGAAGCTAAAGAAATAATGGATGCAATTGAATTGGCATCAAAAGGATTAAAAGATGGCGTTGATAACGCTAAGGCGCAAGCTGCTGAAGCATTACAAAAAGCTGCTGACATGATTGCTAAACTTGCTGAAGTTCCTTCAATGGAGGCTGTAAAAGCTGAAATCGAAACCGCAAAAAAAGAACTACAAGCTCAGCACGATGCTTTGTCAACTAAGATGAACAAGCGTTCTGCAAATGCAGGAAGAGCTAAAAGCTTTACCGAAGCCTTCACCGAGGCGTACATGGAAAAAGCTGAGGAAATCAAAGCTATTATCAAAAACGATGGTAAGCAAGATGGTCCTTTAATCTTTGACTTGAAGACTGTTACCATTGGTGACTTCAATACGATTAATGCCGCTGGATCTGAAAGCGATTTCAGTTTAACCCAGAATACCGGCATTATCAGTCCGTTACGTAAGCGTCAATTGACTTACTTGCAAAACGTATCTACTGGTGCAATGGCTAAGCCTACTGCAATGTGGATTGAAGAATTGGACGAAACCGGTACACCAATCTTTATTGGAGAAAACGCTACAAAAACATTTCTTGGTGTACGTTACGAGGAGCGTCAAATGCCTGCTAAGAAAATTGCAGTCTATGGTAAAGTTACCACAGAGTTTATGGATGACTTGCCTCAGTTAATGAGCTACATCCAGAACAACCTAATGAGACGTGTTGACATCGTAACAGAAAATCAACTCTTTACCGGTAATGGTACTGGTGATAACCTTAAAGGATTGAGCGTTTATGCAACTACTTTTACAGGTTCAACTTTGGCAAGTGGTGTTACCAATCCTAATGAATTTGATGTGTTAATGGCTGCTATCTTGCAGACAAAGAAGGCTTTCGGGAATCCAACTGGATTCTTTGTTAACGAAGGATTC